ACGGCCGATCGCGGCGCCGCGCTTGCGCAGCAGCCTCAGGTCGGCGTCCATCACGCGGGCGAGCATCTCGCTGTTCACGCCCGGCATCGAGGCGACCCGTGCTCCGTTCTCGCTGGCTGCCCGACGCGCCTGCGTATGCGAGATCGACTGGATCGTCGGCGCCACGATGACGTCGGCGACGAGCATCGCGGCGGCGACCGCCCGCGGCGGCTCGGCGGCGTGCGATTCCCGCTCGGAGATCACCGCCAGCGTCGCCTCGGCACCCTCGCCCTGGGCGTTGATCCGCAACAGCGCCCCAAGCTCTTCGGTGATCGGGTTACAGATCACCAACAGCTCTTCGGATGGGTTCAACTCCAGGCAATCCCGGATCAGCTTCATCACCGCCCTATCGAGAGCACTGCCCAGCATGGCGACAAGGCTAACCGCCGCACCGGCGCACGGCTCGCCGGTGCCGGAAGCCCCGCTAGCATCCCCAACCCGGCCGGAGTAGCTCAGCTGGTTAGAGCAGCGGAATCATAATCCGCGTGTCGGGGGTTCGAGTCCCTCCTCCGGCATGGCTTTGCGAAGCGGAATGCGGCTCCTGAGAGGGGGCCGCTTTTCGTTCGGGGCAACGCTCAGGGCAACACCATGCAGGCGACGTGCAGGCGCAGGAAGCAACCGTCGCGGAGCGAAGCTCCGTCAAATGCCAACCTCAGCATCCGCTGCGAAGACCATCGAGGAACTGCGCGACCTCTCGGATGAGGATCTCGCCGCCCAACACGATGGTCTCGCAAAGTCAACCTTCGTCGGCATTGGCTACTACCGCGACGAGCTATCGCGCCGTGTCTTTGAACGCCAAGGCCGGGAGATGCTGCGGCTGACCATAGTGATCGCCACCCTGACGCTAGTCAACGTCGGGGTGGTAATCGTGGGCCTCTCGACCTAGATGTCCAGGGCGACCGCCGCCGCGCGCAGCAGGTGCTGCACGGCGTCGAGGTCGGCGCGACGATGATGCGTGGCGCGCCCCTGGTGAGCCGAGCAGTACGGCCGACCGTCCCCCAGTACCTGTTCGCAGCCGGAATCTTGACAGCGACCGGCTCCCCGCGCGATTAGGATCGCCGCTGCCTCTCGATAGCGCGTCCCATCGCTCCTCCAGCGGGAGCGATCCACGGGCGAGGTCGGGCCGATGACCTCGCGCCCAAGATTGAGTTGGGCGAGTTTCAGCGCCTCGCGTTCGACCTCCCGGCTCTCCATGCCGGCGAGCGCCTGCAAAGCGCCCTCCACGTCCCGCTCCGGCGGTGCGGCGATGGCAGCGATCACGGCTCGGCCGCATCCGTGGCGCACGTAGCGGCCCGCCAGCGCGTCGGCTGAAAGATCCCCGCGCCGGACGGCGAGGCAGCCCTCGATCCAAGCCTCGTCGGTCGTCAGCGCCGCCACAAGCTCATCCAGTGCGGCGCAGCGCGCCTCTTGCGCCAGCTCGGCGTCCGTCCAATCGACCTCGCGGCGACCGGGCATAGCGCCTCGATGCGGCCGGGGCTTAACTGCGGCTTCGCGCGGTGCTGCGGCGCTCAGACTGGACTCCATGAACACCATTACAACCGTCGCCGCGGTCAGACCCGCCGACCTCCGCGCCCGACGCGAGGCCGCGGGGCTCACGCAGCGCCACCTCGCCGCCCGTGCCGAGTGCTCACTGAGCTGGATCGCGAACGCCGAGGGTGGCTACATCCCGCGCTCCGGTCCGACGCTCGGACGGGTGCTGGCAGCACTGGAGCTTGCCCTGAAAAGCGACGACCCCGCCCTGACCGGCGAGGCCGTCAAAGACCGGGGAGACCGCCCCGATGCCCGCCCACACTAGCGAGCAGCCCGGCGTGACCGGGGCCGGCCACTCGCCCGCCGTCATCGACTGGCTGAACGGGCACTACGGGATCTGCGAGGACATCGCCGCCCTGGTCGGCTTTTCCTCAGACGGCGACACGATCCGCTTCCAGTACGAGGACGCCGAGGGCAAGTACTTCCGCACCCGGAACCTGCCGGACGGCAAGACCATGCAGCCGAAGGGCCGGAAGCTCTCGCCCTGGGTGCCGCTTGAGACGGACGGCGCCCTGCTCGTCTTGGAGGGAGAGTCCGACCTACTCAGCGCCGCCAGCGCCCTTTACACGAGCGAGAACTTGGCCGCCGACGGCGAGCCTCCCGAATTCGAGCCGGTCCGCAGGGAGAACCTGCCGCCGCCCGTCGAGAACCTCGTCCCAGTCGCCGTCCCCGGCGTCGGCAACTGCCACCGGCAAGTCGCCGACCTGGCCGAGGAGCTTGTTGCCGATGTGCTGATCGCGTTCGACGGCGACGATGCTGGCCGGGAGAACGCGGCCAAGCTTGCCGCGAAGATCAACGCCAAGCCGAACGTCTCGGCCGCCATCGTGCCACTCCCTGACGGGCAGGATGTCAGCGACTTCCTGGGTGCGGTTCCTACCCTCGCCGAGCTCGCCGAGCCCTTGGCGAACCTGGTCGCGGAGGCCCAGGCCGCCGGCGAAGTCCCCGCAGAAGGCGATGTCGGCAGCGAGAATGATGCGCCGGTTCTCCCGTCGCCGTCAGCGCCGATGGACGTTGCGCGGGCGCTGATCGAGCAGCTCGACCTTGCTGAGCAGCTTCGCCACTGGCGCGGATCGTGGTGGGAATGGCGGCGTTCGCACTGGATCGAGGTCGAGGCCCGAGGCGTGCGCTCCAAGCTCTACCGGGCGACCGAGCACGCCACCTACGTGAACGGTGAAGGCGACCTGAAGCCCTGGGCGCCGAACCGCCAGAAGATCGCAAACCTAGTCGAGGCGCTGGCCGCCATCGACCACCTTCACGATCAGGTCGATATGCCGACGTGGCTCGACGGCCGGGAGCAGGTCGGCCCCATCGTCGCCGCCGAGAACGGCCTACTTGACGTCGAGCGTCGGGAGCTACTGCCGCACTCGCCGGCGTTCTTCAACCGCGTGTCGGTGCCCTTCGCCTTCGAGGCCAACCCACCGGCGCCCGAGCGCTGGCTTTCGTTCCTCGCCGACCTCTGGCCGGATGATCCCGAGTCGATAGCGGCCCTACAGGAGTTCTTCGGGTACGTCCTCAGTGGCCGGCTGGACCAGCATAAGATTCTCCTGCTCGTCGGCCCGACGCGAGCCGGGAAGGGCGTCATCACCCGCATCCTGGGCGCCCTGGTCGGCCCCCAGAATGTCGCCGGGCCGACGCTCTCCTCGATGGGCGGGAACTTCGGGCTGGCGCCGCTGCTCGGGAAGCCGTTGGCGATCGTCAGCGACGCCCGGCTCAGTGGCCGGAACTCGCAGGTGACGGTCGAGCGGCTGCTGGCGATCTCCGGCGAGGACGCGATCACCATCGACAGGAAGTACCGGGACCAATGGACCGGCAAGCTGCCCTGCCGGTTCGTGATCGTCTCCAACGAGCTTCCCCAGCTCGGCGACGCATCGGCAGCCATCGCCAACCGTTTCGTTCCGCTGGTCCTGGGTCGGTCCTGGCTCGGCAAGGAGGATCGCTCCCTCGAGGGCGATCTTCGCCGAGAGCTTCCGGGCATCCTCACTTGGGCTCTCGACGGGCTGCAGCGTCTGCAGGAGCAGGGCAGGTTCACGTCGCCGCCAAGCGCCGAGGAAGCGCTGGCCACCCTGATCGACCTCGCTTCGCCGACCGGCGCCTTCCTGCGTGAGTCCTGCGAGCTGCAGGCCGGTGCTGCAGTCGATGTAGACGACCTCTGGGTCGCTTGGAAGGCCTGGTGCGACGGCGCCGGGCAGCCGCCGGGCACGAAGGCGATGCTCGGTCGCAACCTGCGAGCCGCCCAGCCGCAGGTACGCAAATCGCGCCCCCTCGACCAGGATGGCAACAAGCGCAACGTATATCTCGGCGTCGGCCTGAGGGGGGCTGAGTAATGCCCACAGTGGCGACCTGCCGTGTCCACCCTGTCTGGCCGCATTCCAGAGCCGTTTTCACCCTGTCCGGCACCGTGTCCAACGTGCCCGGCCGGTCCCGCTGGACACGGTGGACACGGTGTCCGGCCAATGTAGCCCGTATTCAGGGAAGCGCATCGTGACGGCGCCGAACTTCACCGTCGAACGCATCGCGCTGCTTGACGACCTCCGGCGCCAGCTCGATGTGCTCACTGATCCGCGGGCCGTCGAGCGCACTGAACGTGCAATCCGGCGCATCGAGGTCGAACTTGCCGGCGGACGCGGTGTCGCGGGGAAGGCGGCCACCCAATGAACGCCCTCACTGTGAACTTCCCACCCGAGCTGGTCGAGCAGATCGCAGCTCGCGCCGCCGAGATCGTCGCCGAACGTACCGGCGCCGGCGATGCCGACACCTGGCTGACCGTCGCCGAGGCCGCCGAGTACTTGCGTTGCTCAACCGGCCGGATCTACCAGCTCGTCAGCGCCCGGCGCATTCCCTACTCCAAGGACGGCTCCCGCACCCTCTTCCGCCGCTCCGAGCTGGACACCTGGATCGAGCAGGGCGGTGCCCGATGCCCGTGACCCTGCCCGCCCTCGCCCTCGATACCTCCATCGGCGAGGCCCTGGTCCGCCGCTGCGTCCGGCGTGCCGCTCTCTACACGCTCGCCAACGACCGCAGCATGTCCGAGGAGGCCGTCGCCGCGGCGCTGTATGAGGAGGCCGACGGCGGCCAGGCGATGACGGAGACGGTCCTCGCCGAGCTGGGGGAGGAAGAGGCCCGCAGGATTGGTGTCTGGGCGCGGGACCACGCGCTGCGCCGCTGCGAGATCGCCGCCGGAGAGCTGGAAGCCGCCGCCGCCAGCCTTCGCGTTGACGCCGACCCTGCGGCCATCGCACTTCTCGCCGCCGGGCCGGCGGTCGGGAGGGCGATCCGGTGAAGATCCGCGCAGAGCAGAGAGGCCGGTTTTTTGTCTGCGCCGCTTCGTCCCCGCGGACGTCTACAATGTGTGTGTCCTGCTCGGGCTTGCGGCCTAGCCTCCTCGCCAGGGAGAGCCGCCTCATAGGAGCCGAGCGAGCGAGTGGGACGCCGCCGACCGGAGAGCCAGTTCTCGACGGAGAACAAGTTGCCGGACTGAAGCGGTACATCGCCGAAGCGCAGGGCGACCAGCGCAGGATCAGGTCGCAGCGGCGCGCGCAGGCATCACGTTCACGCGGAGCGTCATTGGCGCTCCCTTCCTTAAGGAGAACACGATGCCTGTAGCAGTGAAATATCGGAGTCGCGCCGAGGCGCGGCAGAGTGGGAGCACCTGGCGGATCGGCGACGCCGTCGAGGCGCGGGTCGAGCTGACCGGCGAGATGCGCTCGATGCTCGATCGCTGCGATGCCGAGCGCCGAGAGCTGACCGCCAGTGAGCGCAGGGATTATTCCCGGCTCGAGGGCGACCTCGACCGGATCAACGCTGACATCCGCGAGCACGAAGCCGGCCAGCGGCGAGGCGATGGAGCACCGCCCGACATCGCAGCCGAGGGCGCCCCGATCCGCAGCTCCGCGTCCGTCCTGGGCGAGCGAGGCGAGATCCTCGCTCCGGAGCAGCGCGTCGCGGACTGGGTGCGTTCGAGGCCGCAGAGCTTCGGTGAGCGTCCCGGCGACGACATCGACCCCGAGGAGTCTCGAAGCTTCAGCCTGGGCCGTGCCGTACGCGGCATGGTCTCTGGCCAGTGGGACGGGGCTGACGCCGAGCGCCGCGCCCTCTCGGAGGGCACCGATTCGGCCGGCGGGTTCCTGACGCCGGAGATCCTGTCGGGGCCGATCATCGACAAGGTGCGAAATCAGGCCCGGGTGCTTCAGGCCGGGGCACGCACGGTGCCGCTGGAAAGCGACAAGCAGTCCATCCCGAGGCTGAAAGCCTCTACCACCGGCGAATGGCGAAAAGAGGGGGAAGAAGTCGGCGGCACTGACCCCGAATTCGAGCGTGTCACGTTCGAACCGAAGACCCTCGCCGTGATGCTCAAGATGAACATGGAGCTTTTCGAAGACATGCTCCCCGAGTCGGCACAGGCCATCGAAGCGGACATCACGAAAGCCCTGTCGCTGGAGCTTGACCGGGTGTGTATGCGGGGATCGGGTGTCGCGCCAGAGCCGAAAGGTGTCCTCAATCAGACCAGTGTCACCACGGTCAAATTCAACAAAACGCCGGAAGACTACGACGTGCTCAGCGATGCGGTCGGGACGTTGCTCGAAGCGAACTTCGAGCCCAACGCCGCGATCTACGCCGCCCGCACGGCGAAGACCTTCGGCAAGCTGACCGACACCACGGGGCAGCCGCTGCGTCGGCCGCCGCTGCTGGACGGCGTGACGGACCTGGTCAGCAATCAGGTGCCCATCGACCTCAAAGTGGAAGCAGTCGAAAACCTCTCGGAGATCTACGTCGCCGAGTGGCCGAACCTGATGATCGGCGTCAGGCCGCAGATCGGCGTCCGGGTGAAGACGCTCGACCAGACCTTCGCCGACAAAATGCAGATCGGCCTTCTGGCATGGCTGCGAGCCGACGTGCAGCTCGCCCACCCGGAGGCGTTCCACGTCAGCACGGAGGTAAAAGCCTGATGAAGCTTGGGGCGGTGACGGTGGCGTTGGTGAACTACACGCTCCTCCGCCACGTCGCCGCCCCAATGGGCGGGGGGTGCCTCTCCAAGGTCGCCCCCGCCAGTTCCACCCCCCCGCGGCTGGGGGGCTGGCCGGGTCGCCGCGCGTCAGGACGCGGCGGCCCGGCCCTGTGGGCGTCCTCCAGCGGGGTTGCAGTTTTTTGTATGCGTTATCAGGACACCCCGCCTGCCCCATGTCTCATCAAAGAGTCGTCCGCCAAGTGAAAAACCGGAGGTCGAAATGAAGCCCCCATCCAAGCTCGGAGCGGCAGGCAAAGCGCTCCACAAAGCCATTTGCGACGACCTCCCAGAGGGCGTCGAGTTCGATGCGAGGGAGCTTGCCGTTCTCGACGCCGCCGCCCGGCAGGCCGACCTGATTGCCGAGCTGGAGACGGCGATCAAGCGCGACGGGATCATGGTCGCGGGCGCCGCCGGCCAGCAGCGGATGAACGCCTGCGTGACTGAGCTTCGCCAGGGGCGGGTCGCGCTTGCCCGCCTCCTCTCAGAGCTGCGGGTCGAGGCGGAGCCCGGCGGCAAGCCGAGGGCCGTGCCGAGGCCAGGTGAGACCCATGCCGCGTAAGGCCGCGCAGCGATATGCCGGCGACGACGTATCCGGCTGGAGTGATGCCCAGCTCGCGCACGTCGCCGCGATGGACCCCGAGAGGTTGCAGCCGCTGGGATTTGCCCGATGGCCACATGACCCCGGCGAGGAGATCGGGATCGGGATTCGGGAGATGATGACCCTCCAGCGCGACGCCGCGGCGGAGCTGGAGCGGCGAGCGTAGACATGTCGTCGCCGTCACTTACGATTCGTACGTGCCCGCCAGCGCCCGCCGCGAGATCGACCGCCAACGTCTCCTCGACCGCGACCGGGGCGCGTCCCTTGGCATTCTCGGCCTGCGGGTCCGCGCCGTCGCCGGCGCCCAGCGGGCGACGTTGGAGCGCTCAGAGGGCGCTACACCGGCGCTCCGGCAGTCTCTTGTCGAGCTGGCAGCCGTCGCAGCCGTCCTTGCGGACGAGATCGAGGCTCCCGGCGCTTCTGCGAAGCCCTGAGCGGCCCTCTCGCGGCCTGCGAGTACTCGCCGCGGGGGATTCGTCGCGGTGCGCCGTGCCTTGCGCTGCGCACGGGATCGGTGTACCGTCCCGACAGACAAAGCGGGGCCGGCGTGCGCAAACACCCGGCCCCTGGCGCCCGGCCAAGTCTCCAAGGTCCGGACGCGAGGGGAAGGGTACCCGTGCTGGCGGCCTTGTAAAAGCGGCCCCCGGCGGCGCTTGCACGCCAACCGAGGGCCTGACCAAAGGAGACACGACTCCAATGGCTGATTCCAACCCTACGGGGAACCGCATGGCCGTTCCGCTCCGAACCCCGGAACGGCACCGCGGCTTTCTACGCGACACCCTCTCGGCTTGCCTCAGGGGCATCGAGAGCGACCTGGAAAACCCCGACCAGCACCCCGACCCGGCGAGGGCGCAGCGCGAAGCCGACGCCTACCGGCGACTGCTGGCGGCGATCGACACCGGCTCGATCATCCCCGACCCCGAGCTGCGCCCCGTGGTCATGGCGCTGCTCGACTCTGTGGACGACGCGAACGAATATGGCCGCGTCCTGCTGGAGCACGCGGCCCTGGTCGGCTTGTTCGATCAGGTCGGCGGAGGGCGGTCCTGATGGCGGCGAATGCGGGGCTCGGTGTTGCCCGTCGATTCGGCGAGAACCTGCGACGAGCCCGGCAAGCTGCCGGGCTCTCGCAGGAAGCCGTTGGCTTCGCGGCAGAGCTTCACCGGACCGAGGTGGGGCTGCTGGAGCGCGGGGCGAGGGTCCCGCGCATCGACACCCTGATCAAGCTCTGCCGGGCGCTCGCCGCATCCCCGGATAGCCTGCTCGCCGGTATCCGGTTCGAGCCCGGCAGAGTCGAGGTCGAGCCGGGCAGCTTCAACACTGAGGGGGAGCGCTAATGGCGAAGCTCACCACGACCAAGACGCCGGGGATCTTCCGGCGCCACCGGAACGGCTGCGACGGCGAGGGGCGCTGCGAGTGCTCCTACGTCGTCGTCTGGCGGCACCGGGGGAAGCAGCACAAGGAAACGTTCCGCACCTACAACGAGGCAGCCGAGGCGCAGGGCAAGCGCAAGGGGGGCGACCGTCGCCCGACCGCGACGATCACCTTCGGGGAGTACTTCGCCGAGTGGATCGAGACCTACGCCGGGCTGACCGAGCGGGGGTTCTCGGAGACGACCCGGCCGGAGTACCGGCGACCGATCGAGGCCCATGCGCTACCGCTCTGGCGAGGCTGGAAGCTCGCCGAGGTTGACCCCGAGGCGATACGCGGTCTGTTCGGGGCGATGCGGAAGGAAGGCAAGAGCACGTCGGCGATCAAGAAGCTGCGCGCCGCCCTCTCGGCGATGTACTCGACCGCCGTCGAGGACGGGAAGGTCCCCTACAACCCCGTCAAGGGCGTCCGCATCCCTGTCGCGCGCTCCGATGAAGTCGAGAGCGAGGAGAGCGCCAAGAACCTCACGCAGGGAGAGCTGCGGCTGCTCTTGACCGCGATCCCCAAGGAGTGGCATCTGTTCTTCGAGTTCCTGGCCGTCACCGGCCTGCGTATCGGCGAGGCGGTCGGGCTGACGTGGGAGCACCTGGAGCTGGGGGACAATTCGCACATCAAGGTCCGCGAGCAGGTCTACGAAGGGCAGCGGAAGCGGTTGAAGTCGAGGAAGGCCCGCCGGGAGGTTCCCCTCTCCCCCGCGATGTCAGCGCGGCTGCTCGCCCACCGCCGGGACACCTACAGCGGCCCGAAGGCACCCGTCTTCGCGACGATGACCGGAACGGAGCTATCCCCGGCCAACGTCTACGCCAGGGTGCTGGCGCCGGCGGCGATCAGCGTCGGGCTCTACGTCGAAGTCGAGGGCAAGGGCGGCAAGCCGCGCAAGCGCTCGACCGTCAGCTTCCACACCTTCCGGCACACCTGCGCGTCGATCCTGTTCGACCAGGGCCGCAACGTCGAGCAGGTGAGCAAGTGGCTGGGGCACGCCAAGACGAGCTTCACGCTCGATACCTACGTGCATACGATGGACGCCGAGGTCGGCGAAGGGCTCGATTTGGACGCTCAGGGCAACACCGGGGCAACAGGAGGTCTGCAAACCACTGCAAATCCGGCCGAGGGCAAATCGCTGGAAACGGCTTGATAGCAGGGAAAACGTCGAAGCCCTGCAAAGCCCTGTAGACGCCCGGCCAGAATCATAATCCGCGTGTCGGGGGTTCGAGTCCCTCCTCCGGCATAGCAGCAGCAAGCGGAATGGGAGACATCCCGGGTCGGAGAGGGTCGATGTGGCAGGGGATGGCAAGGAAGTGGCACGAGCCCAGTCCCCTGAAAAGCCCGTGGAGGCAGCGGGTATCATCGACTGCGTGAAACCCATCCGCACCGATTTCAAGGGTCACGAAGGCAAGTACGTGGCGACCGACACCCGCACGGGCCAGGTCGTGATCGCCGACGAGGACTTGAAGGTCGTGCTGGATAAGGCCCGCAAGCTGGACCACGTTGTCGTCGGCGGGCGGGTTCCCTACGCAGACGAGCCGATCTACGTCGGCCTTGGCTGAGCCGAAGGCCCCCCTGGCTCTATCCCTACGCGCCCGAGCTCAAGTTCGGCGGCGGCCCCGTCGAGCTGACCGCGTACTACGCGGCGCTGGGTGGGATCTTCGCAATGGCGGACACCGGTCGCATCGAGCTCGACGCGTCAACCTTGGACATGGATGTGGACTTGAAGCAACAAGCCGATACCTTTAAACGGAGAGCGAAATGAGCCCCGACGAGATCAAGCACTTCCTGGTCGCCTACGACCCGGCCACCGGCGAGGTCGACGTGCGCTCCTTCGGCACTGACTACGACGCCGCTCAGAAGGCTTATGCGAACGCAGAGTTGGAGCACGGCATCGGGACTAGCCTGGACATCGTTTTGCTGAGCGCCGACTCGCTGGACACGATCAAGCAGACGCACTCGAGCTACTTCAACGGAAAGAGCGGCTCGCGACTCCAAGAGCTGCTTCCAAGCTGAGACTCAGCGATAGCAGCACGCCGGCCACGCGGGCGGACAGCGAGGCGTCGATCTGAAGTCCACTGCGTGGCGCGGGAGGGCTTGACAGCGGCATGGCAGGGCTCAGGTTCGGGGGCGGGGTTGACGATTGCCCCACATCGACCGTCGCGGCCTGACAGCCCTCACCATCGTTTTCTTCCTCGCGAGCGCGACACTGGTCGGCTGCAGCTTCGAGATCAGTGCCGGCACCTCGGAGGCTGGGACCGCCGATACGGAGAGTGTCGAGCGGCTGATCGCCACGGAGCTGACTCAACAGTCGGGCGTCTCCCCCCGGTCTGTGGACTGCCCCGAGGAGATGGCCTTG